TAAGCATCTATGATTTTACAAAATTTAATAAGAGAAAATAAACTGCAATCTTCAGATTTCTCGGCAATGGATAAAGAAAAACTTTATCTTTTGATGGAGAAGTATGGTGCCTCACGTGGTTTTACTTATGACCGTTTTTTTAAAGAGGGTTTTCGTTTATGGGAATTAGTAGGTGTTGATTTTGTAAAAGATTTCTTCCTTAGAAGTAATCAGAAAAAAGCTGTCCTTGATTATCTTAACGTCTTGCGACTTAATGGTGGTTCGGGTGACGGGTGGTTCTGGACTGCTATAGGAGAAGAATGGGGTCTTCGTGCTTCCTTTAAGAACTTTATGGCTCTTTTAGGTATGCTAAGTGATGTTACTATTCAGAAACGTTTTTCTTCTGATAATTGGAAGGAGTTTGAGCGTGTTGGAATCGTTGCTATCCTTCGTGAACTTGAGCCTTCATGTGATGTGTCCTTTGACGCTGAGCAGATGCTTGAGGAAGCTTGGCTACAATCGCTCTCTAATAGGTGTGTTAAGTAATGAATTGTTAATAATGTGTTTGATTCTTGTTTAGAAGATGAAACGTGAAGCGTGTGTATCTTTATTGCGCCCTGTGGCTTATACTATCGATTATCGAGGTCAGCATGATGATAAGTTGACCTTTCTTTTTCGTGGTGCTTGCTGGGCGCAGTTGGTACACACCTTTGCGTTTCTTGTTGGAGAAGGGCGTGGAATAGCACAGGATGCCTTTATTTATCGTTGCACAGATGCTGTTGCACGAAATGGAAAAGGCTCGTGGTATTATGCCGTTGAACTTGATGAGCCTAATTTTCATTTTTCTTCTTTAGAGGACATGAAGCTCTTAATAGAATCACAACTTGTAAACAAACAGACCTGTAAGGTAAAGTATTTGAACTTAGATAGATTTTTAAATATATAGACATGAAACATTTAGATGTTACCTTTGATTTAGAAACCGCGAGTCTTTCGCCTACAGCGGCTATTATACAAATCGGTGCGGTTGCGTGGAACCGCTTTGAAGAAAAGTCAGAACGGCTATTTGAAGATGCTTATGAGGTCTCTTTTGGTGTAGACCTTCGTTCGGCTATGATGTCCGGCTTTGACATTGACCCGGAGACTTGTAAGTGGTGGAGTAATAGAGATGCTGCTTTGAAGAATAGTATTCTTAGCGAGCATGTTGAACATATAAAAGATGTTCTTCTGAGTTTTAAAGCATGGCTTGAAGAAGTTCGTTCTACGTCCAGTGCGGAGAGTATTTGTTTATGGGCACAAGGCTCTGACTTTGATGTGCCAGTTCTTCGCAATGCTTTTGAAACTTTTAATATAGAGTTTCCTGTAAACTATCATGCTATCCGTGATGCACGTTCTGTTGTTCTTGAAACTTTCGTACGTGAATCTATTTACTCAAAAGAAGAAGCATTATCCTTGATAAATAAGGATTATAATAAGGTGTATGACACAGTTTGCAATGGTTTTCGTAGACCTGAATGTTTGTCGGTAAATTTAGCGCATAATGCTCTTTATGATGCGAAACTTACAGCTTGGAGTACATGGTGTGCTCTTCATGGTGTGGATAATGTAAAACATGAGGGATAAGGCGGATGAAATACGGATTACCTTATAAAGGAAGTAAGAATAAACTTGCAGAACGCATCCTGTCCATTCTGCCGAATAAAGAACATTTCTTTGATTTGTTCTGCGGTGGTTGTGCCGTTTCGCATGCTGTGTTATTGCGCCGTAAATTCAAGACTGTCCATATTAATGATATTAATTGGATGTGTCCTGAGTTGTTCGTTGCTGCCTTGGAAGGTAAATACGTTAATGAAAAACGTTGGATAAGTAGAGAGGACTTTTACAAGTTGAAGGATACTGACCCTTATGTGGTAATCGTCTGGAGTTTCGGTAATAATATGCGTGATTATCTTTATAGTCGTGAACGTGAACCCCTAAAACGAGCTATTCATTATGCCTTAGTTTTTGATGATTACGGTCCTGGCTTAGAACTGGGTCATGACTTTTCTTTCCTTAAAGAAATAAAAGGAAATCAATCTCGCTATCGAGCTATAAAGACTTACTTCTTCTGTAGCGATGGAGATTGTCAGTCTTTTGAACAGACTGAAAATCTTGTTAGACTACAGAGTCTTGAGCGTTGTGTGCACTTGTCTTATTTTCCTTTTTCGTGTGGAATGGCTGAACTCTCATATAGTTCTGTTGATTATGCGGATGTTGCTATTCCTAAAGACAGTGTTATTTATTGCGACATTCCTTATAAGGGTACTAATGTCTATACTGCTGCTGAAGATTTTGATTACGATCGTTTTTACCGTTGGTGCGCTGAACAACAGCAACCTGTATTCATCAGTAGTTTCGAGATGCCTTCAGATCATTTTCTTTGTGTTGCTGAATGGGAACACCAGAATACCTTCTCGGCTTCGGATTATAAAGTAGTTAAGGAACGCTTGTTTATCCCTATTCATCAAGAACCTCCCCAACTTATAACACAGGGCTGCTTATTCTAATATAAAGTATGAAAGCCTGAATGTTAATGAACTTCTAAACAAAAGAACAATATGATTTTTGACCCTCTTATCTCGGAGATAGCAGCATTGCCGCTAACGATGCTTGTTCGTCCTGCTGACGTGCAGAATGACGATACGCAGACGGCTTGCTGGTGCCCTTTCAGTAAGGAAGAGGGCGATGGTGCTAATACTCCTCATTTTATCATCTATAAGAATGAAAGAGGCGGATTATACAAAGACCCTGTTTCACGTTGGATGTGTACTCGCACAAAACGACAGGGCTATGGTGCTATCGAACTCTATGCGGCTATTCATAACCTTGGCTTCTGGAGCGAACACAAGGGATGTGCATCTTCTATCACCGTAGAGGGAGAGAACTTGCGCAAGGTGTGCCGTGAACTTGCCGTGAAATGTGGGTACAGTGAAGACGAGATTGCGAAGCGGTGGCCGTCTATCTTGCACCGTGATTATCGTGGTGTTAGCGACCGTCCTTTAACGTCATTCGATTTTCAGCCTAAGACCGACTTCACACCACAGGAACTTACATCTCTTGGGTGTTCGGTATGGGTGGATAGTAGCAATAAGGCTCACTTTGGATTTGATACTGACCGACTGGATAGTAAATGGCATTTTGAGCCTTACTTTATTCAGCAGGATTTCTCAATCTATTCCCTTACAGAATGTACCTTACCAGCTGTTAACCGTAACGGTGAACCCGTCAGCGAGAAGATTTATGGAACACCATTTAATCCTCTCTTTCTCGCTTACGTCGACGCAGAAGATGAACGTTGTGGTTGCGTGTTCCGTCCTGCTATGGACGTGCCGCCTATTGTCTTTAGTAATGATGAAGAGGTTAAGCCTTCCAAAGTGTCACGATGGTTGTCTGGTGATAGGGTCTTTACCTTTGCTGTAGAACACCGTACTACAGAGTCTACCGCTGTTCGTCGTGCTATAGATACGCTTGATCCTGATGAGATTGTGACTGAAACTAAACAGGTCTGGGCTGAGGGGGAAGATAAAGACGGTGTGCCTAACGGTCGCTGGCAATTGACAGAAGAACCTATCGAAGACAAGGACATCAAGGCGCAAGGCGTAATTTATTGCACGACTCCACAGGATGCAGTGGCTACTTATTATCATCTGAAAGCTCTTAGATACACTTTCCCTAAAACACAGCAGAAATGGTTCCACGTAGCTTTTAGTTATGGTAAGGTTGATTTCTCACCTGTACATTATAATAAGTTGTCGCGCTTTGCTGAAAGAGTTTATACGCTTTTCCCTAACGACAATCGTAGTGTCCTTGCTGCTCGTGCTATAGGTAGACGTTATCGTGACATACTGAGAGCGTCCTTGCCTCCTAATATGTCCGACCGTCTTTATCTTCGCACTTCTCGTGTCTTTGCACGTCCTGTTCGTTCCGTTCGCGACTTCTTCCTTGCTTATCGTATGCCTAAAGAAGAGAGCTTTCTCTATGATGACGACCTTGACCGCCGTTTTGTTGCTTGTATAACTTCGGCTTTAAGTTCTTGTCCTATGGAGAAGAAACAGAAACGAGATACACGTGGACGAGTGAAGGAAGACTATTACGTGATAGATCCTGCTACCGTCTGGGAGTTCATGGCTGCCGAGGGATATGTGCGTGACGTTGACATGGAATCTACTGATAAAATCGGTCGTTTTGTACATATTAGCGGACCTTTCGCTGACGAGTTAGACGCTCCTTCTATGGTTCAGCGTGTGCAGGAATGTCTGACAGAATATGCACGCCAGAACAACTCTGACCCTGAAGATTATCGTCTAATGGTGCAAGCTATCAGTCGTGACAATAGAGAGGTAAACGAGAAAACTATAGGCTCGCTTCCTGCTGTTCAGGTAAACTACAAGGACGGTTATGGCCCAGATGTAGATTACTTCTACTTTCAGAATGGTGCTCTTCGTATTACTAAGGACGAGATAACGCTTGTGCCTTATTCGCAGATTGACTTTAACATTGATCGTGGTGAGGTAATGCCTTGGCCATTCTATATGCCACAGTCTCATCCTTTCGCTATTGAGGAAAATCCTGTTTATCAAGATAGAAAGAAAGCGATAGAGGCTAAGCGTGAACAGAAAGACGACAATGGTCAGCCGCTTTACACCCTTCAGCAGCTCGCAAGCGAAAGCACCGAACTTGCTCTTTGGGCACAAGGTCATCGTTGGATGGTAGACTGGAAAGGTAAGCAAGACAAGGATATGTGTCCGTCTTTGCGTGTATTGCGTGGCTTTGCTAACGAGGATTGGAAGACAGAACAAGACCTTCTTCATGCTGGTAAAACGTTTTCTTCAGAAGAGCAACTTGAACTGGACGGCCGTATGGCAAACCTTGTCTTCTGTCTCGGACGTGTATTGTGGCGTTACCGTGAAAGTAAGTCGAATTGTATTCCTTATCTTGTCGAGAATACTGTCAGTAGCAACGGACGTGCAGAAGGTGGTTCAGGTAAGAGTACTTTCGTAAAGATGTTTGCTGGTTCGTGCTGTTATATCCTCGATATTGACGGTAAGAACATAGAGCCGAGCCGTGACCTTAGTTTCTCGCTTTCCCGTTATGTGCATCGTCATCATCGTGTGGTCCATTGGGAGGATGTCAATCAGAACTTCTCGATTAAGTCGCTTTACAACTACGCAACAGGCTCTTTTGTGACACAAAAGAAATTTGTTGATCCACAGGAAATCAAGTTATCTGAAGGTCCTGGACACGTGGTTTCAAGTAACTATCCACTTTCCGATATGGACGATTCAACTATGCGCCGTGTGTGCTTAGGCGGTTTCAGTCATAGATTTAGTGGTGAGAATATTCTGAAAAACAAGGCAGCTCGATATATCTCTGACGTGATGCCTGACTTTAATCCTGTGTCACTCGACAGAATGAGCAACCGCACCCGCTCACAACTTATTATGATCTGCGCCATTGCTGTACAGTTCGTTATGCGCTTTGATGAAAAGGTTGATGCACAGAAGAAGTATATGGAGCAGCGTACGCTTACTCAGTCGCTTGGCGAGTCTTTCTTACGTTTTGCTCGTGTCTTCTTTGGTCAGGAACACGTTTACGGGGTACCTATCGACCTTGATTCAATGTTGGAAGAGTATAAAGCTGACTATGCCGAAGCGTCTAAGAATAAAAACGATTCGTTCTCTACAAAGGCTTTCAAGCGTCGTGTGATGGATTATTGCGAAACGTGTGGTATCACTATGAATCCTCCACAGATGTTCAGAAAGACAAAGAATGGACAGCCAAGCAAGGCTGAGCAGACAAACTACTTTGCGCACCAGGCTTGGTGTACACGTCGATACTTTGAAGGACGTGAGTGGGAAGGTGATACGACTATTCAGCCGAAGCAGGTTCGTGAGTTAGTTCGCACCGAACACGCTGTTTACTTTTATCGAACAAAGGACAAGCAGCCTGCTGATTATGACGAACTGATGGCAACTTACACCGAGTTCTTGAAACAACCTGACCCTGCGCCTATCCTCGATGACAAGGGCAACGTGGTTGTTCTTACTGATGAAGAGCGACAGCGTTGGCGTGACTTTAAGGACCGTAGACAAGGAAAGTATAGCGGTGGTGGCGGCACTGTTGTAACAACAACCCCCGCACCTCCCGCAGTTGATGAAAGTGATTTACCTTTTTAATTAAATAGTAACAATATGGCAAGTTTTAATGGAAACATCGACTTATTAAAGCTAAAAGGCTCTAAGTTGATGAGTATGGAAGAGAATGGTAAAAAGCGTAACTACGTTTGTATTCCTTTAGATTTCAATGAAATCGCAATTAAGGAGAACCAACAGACCCACGAACAGATGGCTGTTCTGCGTGTGAACATCTGGCCTTATAATGAGGCTTATGGTAACGCTATCCGTCAGAAAGCAATCCAACGTGGTGACGACCCTAACAAGATTGACGTACCAAGTCATGAAATGGTGATGAACTTTACACCAGAGTTTGTTAAGTTCTATGCTAAGGCTATGGCTAAGAAGGTGATAGATGCTGACGGTGGTAAGCATCCTGAATGGGCTACACAAGACCCGACGGATGAGAATACATCTCTCTTTAAGGCTATACGAAGTCGTATGAACTTCCGCCTTTGCAATCTCTACCTTCATAAGGCACAACAAAAGCCGCAGGCGGTCTATACGGCTCCTGTTGCACAGGGAGTTTCTGGCTACGTTGCACCTAAGCCTGATGAAGACCCATTTGCTGGTGCACCGACAAACGAGGACGACCTGCCTTTCTAAACTGATTATCTGATGCTCGCTGCTTGTCGTCCCGCACCCTAATTCCGATAGAGAGTAGGGCGGCAGCAGCAGCTTTTCTTGAATAATAATTCACAATAACAACGATATGAAATTTACTTTTCCTATTGCGGAGATGGTCCGCACGTTAAACGTTCTTGGTAAGGTGATTCAGAAGTCTTGCCCTATGCCTATCCTCCAGAACGTACTGATTACTAAACCCGACCCAAAGGAGGAGGTTTATCTGATGACAGCGGGAAGTGCCGAGAGCATGATGACTGTCAAGGTTAATATTACTATGGTAGATGGCACAGCCTTCAAGCCTATCTGTATTCCTCACGGGCAGTTCCTTCAGGTGCTTTCTGCTTTACCTGAGCAGCCTATCACAGTCGAAGTGGATGACAAAACTCGTGAAATCAAGGTGCATTATGACGGTGGCGAGTTTGCTTTTACCGGTTTTGGCACGGATGAGTATCCTGTATTGAAGTCGTCTCATGCTAATCTTGTTACGGTCTCTGTGCCTACCGATACTCTTCTTCCTTGTGTAAGTAATGCACTCTTAGCATCGGCAAAGAAAAGTGTGCTTCGCCCTGTTCTAAGTTCTGTTTACTTGGATATTAAGGATGACGGTATTACTTTCGTGGGTACTGATGGACACAATCTTTTCCGTTACGTGTGGGAGCATGGTGTCCCGTTCATTACCGAGGGTAAGGCTGCTGGCATAGCAGTTCCGAACCTCTTTGTATCTGGTCTTCTTTCTGCTTTCGATAAGGTCAGCGAGGTGAAGATTTCGTTTGATGGTTATTGTTGCACAGTGTCTGCGGATAACATTACCTTTATCTTCCGTACGAGTGAGCAGCGTTATCCAAACTACTCAAGCGTTATCCCTAAAGAACAACCTTATCATATTACGCTCGACTGTGACCGATTGAAGCAGTCGCTTCGACGTGTTTCTATGATGGCAAGCGAGGTGAACAATCTTGTAAAGCTAACTAAGCAGGCTGATGGACTTCTGTTAGAAGCAGTGGATAGGGACTTTGCTCGTAGTGCTAACGAACTTGTTCCTCTTGGTGAGGATAGTAATATCCCTGATGGTTTTACTATCGGTATGAAATCGTCTTCTCTGATGAATATGCTTTCTCCTATTGCGTCAACTAATGTTGTGATCAAGTTGATTGATGCGTCTCGTGCGCTTGTTCTCACAGAGGAAGGCAATAGTGCGCTAATTTGTATCGTAATGCCAATGGTTGTCTGATTTATGGGAAAGATAAAAGTCTATCTAAGTATGCCTATCAGCGGTCGCCCTCTTAAAGAGGCGATTGCTGAAGGCAAGTGCATCGTAGAAACGTTATCAGCAGCACACCCAAATTGGGAAATCATTAATCCACTTGATATATCAGCTGGACTACCCAAAGAGGTTTGGAATCTCCCAGAACGTAAGCGTTACGCAGCCTTTATGGGTGCTGACATAGAGGCTCTTTTAGGCGAAGCGGATGCGGTTGCCTTTACGATGGGAGCCCTTGTTAGTAAAGGTTGCCGTTTGGAAATCTGTTTGGCTAACATCTATAACTTGCCAAGGATCTTCTTAAATGCCGCCGATAACGTTTCCCGAGTCGAGGGAACTGATACGGCGTTGTGCAGAGAGTTAAGAAAAGAAATTAATCAAGAATAATATACCTGACTTATGAAAGAGAAAGATATAAAGGAACTCTTAGAAGCAGCTAAAGAGGTAAACCGCTTTCGTTCGTATGCGTCGACACTTGTGTGTCCTATTTGTGGCGAATCTCTTGAAGGGAATATTGATACTGCAACCCTTTCCACCTTGACACCTTTCGGTAGGCTCTTTTGTCCTAATTGCAAGTTTTTCAAGGTTGAAGGTCCAACTATCCCTAAATTTGATGATGATAATGGTGGAAAGAAACTCTCTCGACAAGAGATGATTAAAAAGGCTGCCTCTGAGGTGATGGCCCTTGTGGAGCGTTATACTCAGCTTACTTGTCTTGGTTCTAAACACGAAAAGGACTTTTCAAATGAAGATATCCCATACCTTAGATAGTGCTGATGATGAATACATATCTCCTTTATAGTATGCCTTTAAGGTGTCACACCTCGTTCGACTATCTCGAGCGTTCAAGAACCTTTTCACGTATGAGAAAGGATAGAAAAGGCTCTACCCCGTATGCGAATAGACGCAATCGTAAACGTAAAAACCGCACAAAGCGAAAGTAAATAACCCTTAAACTTAAACGACCTATGTTTAGTTTCAAAAAGTATTTTGATAAGAAGAAAGAACAGAAACGCATTGCACAGCAACATGTGTTGGAAAAGAAGTGCGTTGATTATTTCGACAAGTCTGTCTCTCGAATGACTGGAAGTCTGGAGATGTTGGTAGGCGATATGCCTTTGTCTGTAGAAGGTATCTACTTGCTTGGAAAGTTTATTAATGATAGCTTTCCCTTGCAGGCGGTGAGACTTCATTGTCTTTACGAGGGTAGTCGTCCTGTCTTGTCTTATGGAGATTATCCGCAACGCTCGCCGTATGAATGGTTAACCGCGGTGGAGAATTTTCCTGAGGAACTTTGGCTTTCAGTTGATGACTATCCACGTCCAACCTGTCCTGCGTTGCTCTTGTGCGAGTATGGCGGTGGACATTACGAGGTAGTCGAATATGAAAACAAGACGTGGACAACACAGCTTTGCTTTCCTGTTAAGCCTACTCGCTATTTCGTTCTTGATTTCCTTAAAGATAAAGAGTAACCGCCTTCACGTCATTCTTTAGTCCACTTCGCCTTTAAGAGTGAACCAAAAGTGTACACTTTGGTGGCATAAAAGTGTACACTTCCAACTCTCAAAAGTGTACACTTTCGCATCATTAAAGTGTACACTTTAGTATCACCAAAGTGTACACTTTCAGTTTCCGTAGGTATATATCTGTCCTAACTAAAATATAACGTTTAATTATCTTTGTTATATGAAAAGAATGGCAATCAAATACAAGGTGCAGCATCGACGCTCACAGGTGTCTGGTAAGCATTATGCTTCCTTAGCTGCTATCTCTAATGGACGTATCTCTTTAAGCGACCTTTGCGAGGATGTCGCCTCTAAGTCGCACATGGAAGCTCACGAGATTCGTGGAGTAATGGAACGTCTGGCAAGTCGTGCGCAAATACTTCTCTCTCGTGGCTTTCGTGTAGAGTTCGGACCAGTTACTATCTTCCCAAAATTATCCGGTACGCTTACCGATACAGAAACGCACGCTGCTACCGCTGATGACCTTTCTGTAGTGAAAGCAAAGACTACGCTCGGTGCTACCGTTTCCCGAAAGTTTACACGTGACTTTGCTGAAGGTTGTAACTGGCAGAGGATAGACGACTGATGCAGAGAGAGGTGATATGTAGAACTATCTTTAATCCAGAAACGGGGGGGGGGAGTAAGAACACTTAAAGCGAACTATTACAAGATGGGTAGTCGGAACTTCCTGTTTCGTTCTGATGGTTTTATCGCATCTTGTGTGTTGATTGAATATGATTTGTAAATTTGTTGGTTGGACACGTGACGATAAAGGAAAGGTTCTAAACTGGCACTTTAAGGATATTTGTAATACGATTACTTCTAAAGTTGGTAGAAATGGTAATACCTATCCTTCTGTGTGCATTAGTAATAATAATTCTAATAAAAGTATGATTGCAAAGATTTATCCCGATGGGCATCCTGACTTGTTGGGAAAGAAAGACCCAACGCATCCTGTGCGTTATTTCGATATTCGTAAATTGACACCGACCGAGTGCTTTCGTTTGATGGGTGTAAGCGATAATGATATTGAGAAGATTAATCAAAGCGGACTGAGTAAGTCTGCTTGTTATAAGTTGGCTGGTAATTCTATTGTCGTTGATTGTCTTTATTATATCTATCGTAATATATGGCTGACCGAAGATGAACAACCGCAGACGGGTGATGTTATGAACTTGTTTGACGAACCTACATTCCGTGTTCCATTACCTAAAACAATCAATATGGTTACGTTATGTTCAGGTTATGATTCACAGTGTTTAGCTATGGAACGTCTTGTATCAGATGCTAAGCAGAAGGGTTACGATGTGTCGTTCGACTTGAAGGCGTGGAGTGAGTTCGATCCTGAAAGTCGTTCTGCGCTGGAGAAACAGCCAGCGGTTGTGGCACATAACTCTCTTTTTCCTCAGTTTGCTGACCGTAACGTGGGTGATATGACCAAAGCGGATTGGTCGTTTCTGAAGGGTGAAGATATTGATTTGCTTACCTATTCAACTCCTTGCCAGTCTATTTCTCAAGCGGGAAAACGAACAGGTATTAAACGTGATAGTGGTACGCGCTCTTCTATTTTGTGGTACACAGAGAATGCTATTCGTGCATTGCGTCCTAAGTTTCTCTTGCAAGAGAATGTTCGTGCGTTGGTTAACAAGGTTAATGTCGATGATTTCAAGGAATGGCAGAAGGTGTGCCAGGATTGTGGCTATACGAATTATTGGACTATTATGAATGCAAAAGACTTTGGTGTTCCACAGAACCGTGAACGTGTCTTTATGCTCTCTGTTCGTAATGATTTAAATCTCCCTACTTATCGTTTTCCCAAGCCTTTCCGTCTCGACAAAGCTATTGTTGACATTCTTGAGGATGATGTGAATGAATCTTATTTCTTAAAACCTCAGAGCGTTATTAAGTTCTTCGAGGCTAACGAAAAGTCTGAAGATACAGGTATTCATTATCTTGTAACCGATCATAAGTTGTCAGATGCGGAGATTGCTAAGGTGCGTGGTGCTGAAAAATCGTAGGACTGACGAGGGCAAGGCTGTTCGTCGTTTGTATGGCGACAACAGTGGTATGTGTCGCTTTGCAGATAGACAGCTTTTCCCTTCGTCCGTTTGTTGGTCGAATACTGTTACTGGTGTTGATAAGGATAATTTGATGTTGGTGGAATATGATCCGTAGAGATAATATTTGTGTTGTCGGTCTTTTGCCGTTTATAACTTGGTTTAGATTTGATCGTGTAGTTCTTTCTGTAGAAGGGGTTAGTACTACCTTACAGACGCAGCAGAACTCTAAACTTCAGAAAATATTAGTTGAGTATGACTTGTAGAGAAAAAACTATTCGTGCGAAGTGGTTGCCAAATGGGAATATTCGTTTCTTTAGAGATGATAAAAAGAAGAGTGGCGTAGGTGAGCTTTGTTGTACTGCTTGTTGTAATCCCTCTGCAACCATAATCTGTGGTGTTATTGGTTGTGTTATTGTTGATTATGAATTTGATTAATCTTTACCTGACAGCTTTGTCCATTCCTAAACTTTTTCTTTGGGGACAAATGGCTGCGGTGAATGTTTGTGCAGGTTGTGTTGCTTGTACGCTAAATACTCGGTATGAGTATATGGGCGATAGTGATTTCTATTCTTTAACGCATTTTCCTAAGACCGTGATTTTATATGAGTATGATCTGTAACTGTCCTGTTTTGTACGTTCGTGACGTGCGTTCGTCCGATTCCTATTCGCCTGTACGTATCAGTGCAAGTCGTGGACGTAACCCGTTATCTCCTAAGAAACGAGCAAGGAGTGGAGAAACGTTTGTGCAGTTTGTTGAGATAGGTAGTGGCGTGTTTACGAATACGATTACTTCTGTTTCTAAAGATAACTGGTTATGGATAGAAAAAGACTTATAGGTACATCCGTTCACCCTTTATCCCATAAAATAGAGTGGAGTGGGTGGCTCTCACATTCGCCCGCATTGCGCTCGACGGACTACAAATGTCCGCATTGCTTGTTATTTGAATATGAATAAAAGAAATGTGTCTTTGATAGTCTTGGGACGATATTCGCCTTCTCAAAATGGCGTAATCGTATTCCCCTTTGGCCTGTCTCCTTGCATTGTTGGTGGAGGTACTGGTCATGATACGGACGTACCGAAGATTTTACGTGAACGTGACTTGTAGGTTTGTCCCACGTCGTCGTTTTTATTTTTCTATCTTTGTATTGTCTTCTATTGGATTTGTCCTTTGGAGAATAAAAAGTATTTGTATGGTTTCACGATTTGATAATATACTTGAACATTGGGCACAAATTTATCGTCCGCTTTCGCATAACCCAGAAAAGGGTAGTAAGGCGAAAGCTTTCTATCGTATTGATACTATCAATACTCAGAATGATTTTGTGCGCAATGTTAACACCGCTGCTTCTCCAGCATTGGCTTACTCGTCTTTGATAGATGCTGAATTACACGATTCGCTGAAGACGGTGCATTATCGACATACGTTGTATTTCCTTGCTAAGCAGCCGCAGGTGTCACTGGCTAAGTCTGCAAAGCAGGATGACGATAATGCAGCTGCTCTGAAGGTAGAAATGGACGAGTGGGTGAACGACTTGCTTATATGGTTGTTCTCTGTTCGTAGGAAGGGAATATGTCCTATAACAGGCAAGGTGTTTAGTGATGTTGACTTACAGGCTCTGCGAGGATTGGATTTAGATAATGCTTCATGGGCAACTATTCCTATGATGTATAATGGTTGGTGGGTGTTGGGCTTAGAACTTAATCAGGTGTCTCCTCGTAAACAGTGTATTGAAAATGAACGTTATAAGAAAATTCTTTAGAGTGTATTAGACTCGCGCCATAAGTATTTAATTGAAAGAATGCCTGTCACCTGTGAAGGTGGTAGGCATTCGCTATTAATAGTGGTTGAGTTAGTTTGTGTTTCTTTTTTATCTTTCTGCTATTCGTGCTGCAAGTGCGTCGATGTCGCTATGCTTTTTACGCATACTTTCTTTCTCACTATTGATTTCTTGTAGCGCACTTTGTACATCTTTCCATAGTGCCATATTCACTTGTTGCGTGATAGGGTTGTAATCTCCTACGGCTATGACGTGATTGATTACTTCTTTACTTTCCTTTGCAGTATTGGTTGTTTCTTCGCTAACTTGAAGATACGACCCTTCGTAATTGTCGCCAAGGATGAACAATTCAAATGGCTTTATCTCAATAGCGTTCTTTTCAGCCTCTTGTACCTCGCCTCTGCGCTGTCTTCGGATGCGTTCTATATCCATCTTGGTCAGCATAGCATACTTTCTTTTTGCACGTCTGACGGCTTTCAACTCCTCGTTGCGGATATAACTATCCCAACTGTCTTGCACTTCCTTATAGTATTGCCAATACGCTACATTCTGTAAGAAGGCTACCCATCCCTGTTCTTTTTGTATCATAAGGATAGCTAACGGCTCCGCTATGAACAGCCTTCTGTTCTTCGTATCCCACAGCAATAACCCTTTCTTTTCCATTGTTTCTAATGTAGCAAACACTTGTGAAGCGTCCGTTCTTAGTCTCTCGCTTTTTGTCTTTCTTGAGAAAAGTTTCTTCAGAAAATTCATATCTATACTTTTTCTTGTTTATATTCTTTGTTCATCTAATCTCTGTCGCAAATTTAACATTTCGCCTTTATTCGGTAGGGACAAAATTGTTCTCCCACCCTCTTTGTGATTGATATTTAGTCTTTTCAAATCGCCTCTTTTCTCACCTTGTTTTAACTCAAAAGGAGACTTCAAGGATGCAAAAGGAGATTTTTATTTTTTCGTCTTTTTCTTTAAGTAGCTGATTTTCAATCTAAAACGCTGTTTTCTTGTGTTTAAAAGGAGAAAAAGACGTTTTTTCTTGATACCCTATATATTATTTTGAAGAATTTTTTCTTGCCAAATAGCGTTATTTTTCCGTACCTTGAATTGTATATGGTAAATAATTAAAGCTCCGCTTTCACTTTGATTATTAATGCTTTACAGATAGTTGAAAGATAGCAAAGAGAGAGGAAATGTACCTGTTTTTCTCTATTCTACTTTACTTATTTTTTTTCTCAGTGCGCTATAAGTTTATGAAAATATATCTTATTTTCTCCT